GGAAGCATCTGAACAATCTCTTTACGAGTCTGTCTTGATACGTCACCGGATACACTGATGTTGAAGGTCTGGTTAGAACCACCAACTGCGTTCCCGTTGATCAGGCCGTCTACCTTGTCGGCAGGTACAACTAGTTCGCCGGGGGTAAGCATGGCTGGAACAGAATCAATGTCTGTCCGCGTAGTTCCCATTGGCTTAATAAGACCACCAGAGTTTGCCGTTACAACAGGTACGCCGCCTCCGCCTCCAAAGAGACCAAGGAGAGAACTGAAGAAGCCACCGCCTCCACCGCCTCCACCGCCAAGTCCTTTGAAGAACTCGCCGATACCCTCAAAGAGAGAGGTTAGAGATTTTAGGATACCACCACTGTCTTCTGAAACAGCACCGGAGATAGCCCCAGAAATATCCTCACCAACGCTCTTGCCGATTGAGTCACCGAAGTCAAACAATCCTGCAAACAAGTCAGTGAAAAGGTCCTTAAGCCCAAGGGACTCAAAGAGTGCTTCCGTAAAAGAGTCCACCACAGTATCAATGATACGTGAAGTGATATCGTCGAGTATAACGTCGAAGAAGTCTTCAAACTTTTCTACGTCTTTCAGTGCCGCGCTTAGGGCGTCTTTTACACCTGACTTGATACCCTCATAGTTAGCTTGTGCCTCGTTAATCTTTTGCTCAAGCTGTAAGCGTCTTTCAAGTTCCTCGTTTAGGGCAATCGCTTCATCAACCTTATCAACCGACAAGTTGGAGATTTCTTCTTCAATTTCAGCAATACGCTGCAAGTTAGCAACATAGTTCTGAATGCCTTCTTCACCAAGACCTAAGATCTGGGTCATGTCAAGACCACCGCCCAATCCTTCAATCACAGTTGTCAGACCACCAAAGGTAGACTGAGACAAAAGATCTTCAATGCCAGTACGGAGTTTGTCTAGTTCAGCAACAGCAGCACGACGAGCTTCCACGTCATCAAGAGCGAGACTGTTAATCCGCTTCTGTGCCGCTTCGTACTCTTGCTGCTTCTTGTTGATCTGGGTTAGAGTGTCTAGACCAAGACCCGCTGCAGTACCATCTGTTAGGGCGAACCCCGCATTAGACAGCCCTTCAATGAGCTTTTGGTAAACAGTACGAGTATCCTTAGCACCACCAGTCTTCTTAGAACCCGCTTCTGGGTCTGTCAAGATCTTATCCAGTGACTCCTGAATTTGTGCTCTTTGATTGGCGATATAGGCACCAACCTGAGCATCAAAGTTTCCGCTCTGTCCAAGAGCAAGTTGCTCAAGAGAGAGGTTCAGAATGTCAAGTGCAGAACTAAGGCGTAGAACTTCAGCAACCTTGTCTGAACCCAAAGAGAGGGCTTCATCAAGATCGATCGCGTCATCTACCTTACTGAGAGCATCTTCCAGAGCACCTAGTGCGTCTACCTGAGCAGCGTTCGCTGCGTTGGCATTGTTCACAAGGAAACCAAGCTGGTCTTTTAGCTTTACAACTTCAAGAACAGCCTCGTTATAGACTTCACCAACAAGGTTACCAGAGGCCAGTTCTGCTTGCTTGGCATCAATTTGGTTAAGAAGATCTATCAACCGTGTATTCTCTGTTACAACAGCACTTTCGTCTGTGGCTGCTTGCTCAACAGAGTTAGAAGGCAGCATGTTTAAGGTGTTAGCGTCAATAGCAGTAAGCCGCTTGTTTATCTCATCAAGTCTTGCAACTGCTTCTTCAGCGGTGCTGTCATCAAGTCCTACGCTCGTCAACAAACGATCGAAAGCCTGTTGGGCCGACCCTTCAATTTGTTCTATACGACGAACACGTTCTTCAACATTAATTAGAGAACCTTTGTCTGTAAGCTCTTCCAACTGATCAGCATAACGCTTTTCAATATTTTCAAAGGTCTCAGTAAAATCGGAGAGTCCCTCATTAGACAAACGTGGGATAATCCTATCAAGATCTGTGCTACCATCGAGGGCATCACCAAGAGTATCAAGGAACCTACCCCCTGCCGAAGTAAACTTCTCTTCTGCAGCAGCACGAATGGTCCTACGCAGAACACTTTGCTCTGTATCGATTGCAGAGGAGATTGTGTCAACAGCAGCTTGTAGTGAGGAAGCTACTTCTGACTTTGGTACAGAGGCGTCGTTAAAAACATCTGAAACAGCAAGAAGTGCCGCGTTGATGCTAGAAGCAGCCTCCGGCCCAAGGTCTACGTTTCCGACCTGAGCAAGAAGGATTTTCTCGAAGATACCGAAAAGGTCCGAACCAGCCGCCGAGGCAGTTAGCTCTTGCTCAATTTGCTCGTTACCAACGATGTTAAAGAGGCTATCAAAGACATCCTCACCTTCAGCTACCGCATCGCGGAACTTTCGAAGGGCATCAAAAGTATCCTCAGAAACAGAGTCATCCTCTAAACCAAGATTACGGTTAAAGTTAAACTCGTCCTGAACTTGTGTAAAGCGGTCAAAGCTACCACCACCTAAACGAAGCGTATCTGAGAGAGGCCCCGTCAGTAGTCGTGAAGTCAGGGCTTGAGCTTCTGGGTCTCCTGCCCCTTGTCCTTCTTTGATAGCTTGTTCTACAAGGAGTACTGCTCTTTCAACACGTCGAGTTTGTGCTCTGGAGAGTTCCCCTTCTGTTTCCATTGTCTTCTGTGCATCTTCAAGGATAGTGTTTGCACGTTCAGCAAGTCGTCTTACCTTAGACGCTTCCTCTTGGTCGAAACCTTCGAAGTTTGTTGCGTCAAGGAGACCACGGAAGTTAATCTTAATGTCTCCAATATCCTTAAAGCCACCAAGGGAAGCATCAAGATCGTCTCGTAGCTTAGAAGCACCACGGGAGAGAAGACCCATACTCTTGAGTACGCTGTCGTAAGTGTTGCCAAGCTTCTCTTTGAAACTGTCGCCTTCACCGAAAACAGCAATACCAATGAGACCTGCACCGATCGCCAACCCTGCAACAATAGTCGCAGAAGCAGCAAGGAACGAAGCAACAGCACCAGCGGCGATACCAAGGGCAGTAGCGATACCAGCAAAGACAGAGCCTCCACCGAGGATACCAAGGGCTAGAACCCCTGCTCTTAGCGTCTTCATGGCAGGGCCAATACCACTTATGATAAGTTTGAAAGCACCGGAGATAGTCGCCGCAATATCCTTACCAAAGAATAGGAGACCAATTAGGCCACCCGGACTTGTGATAAAGTCAGCAAACTTAGCAATAAAGCCTTGTGTAGCAGCTTCAGCACCATCAGCCGCGTTGTTAGCGGCAGCTTCAGCTTGACTTGCAGAGAAGATAAAGATAGCAGCAACACCTAGAGCAAGCTTACCAGAGTTCCTACGAACCCTTGAGGCAAAGTTACTGAAGACACCACTTGCAGAGGAAAGCATACCACCCCAGTTGTTGAGGAAGCTAGCTTGTAGACCACCCAAGGAACCAAGTATTCCAGAGAAGGCTGTCGAAGCTGCACTGCTCAAGAAAGCAAAACCACGTCCTGCCTTAAAGCCAATACCTTCGAGTCCAGTAGAGGCCCTAACAATAGCACTTGTAATTCCATCAACAAATCCAGCGAAACCTGTCTTGCCAGCTGGGCTTGCAAAAGCTGTGGCCAAGACTCCTTTAGCTTTATTGGTAAAGCCTCTCAATAGAGAAAAGGCTTTGTTTGCAACAGCATTAGTTTGCTCAGAGTAAAGGAGACTACCAAGGATACCACCAACAACAACAACGTCACGGAAGAACGAGTCTTCAATGAATTGTCCAACAATTGCCTGAGCGAGGAAGAACTGAGCACCGAACTTAAACAGTGTCTCACGACCACCACCACGACCAATCAGCACGGACTCTAAGAAAGGAACTTTAGGTGCTTGGCCCGGAATTTTCCTTGCAAGGTTAGTGGAAGAGCTTATAGCAGCCGCCTCAAAGGCAACTTGTTTCTTCTGAAAATCACCACTTAGTTTGTCGAAGTCTTTCTGGCGTTTCTTAATGCTTTCGTCAATTTTCTTGTTGAAGCCGAAGCCTGTAAGGTAAGCTGTAAGTCCAAGACCAACACTACCAAAGAGGATAGCACCAAGATCGAGAGCAGTGAAAGCCTTAATTATAAGGCCGGGAATACCATCAATAGCTTCAGCAAGACCTTCACCAAAACCCTTAGCTGCTTGAACAAAAGCTGCAGCAATCTTTGGGATGTTAGTTAGGATCAAGTTAATAAAGCTACCAGCAGCAATACCAAGACCTTCTGCAAAGTCACCGATAAAACCTGAACTCAGAATAGAGTCTCCAAAGGCTTCTACTAGAACGAGACCAAGAGAGGCAAGAATACCTGTACGAATAAAGCCGTTAAGGCCCTTAGCAAAGCTTGTGCTAACCAGTCCGATAAGTTGTGTACCGATAATAGCGGCAAAGATGCCTGTAAGAGTTGGGCTGAGTTCTTTCATACGCTGGTAGAAAAGAGCAGCGGCGTCACCAATAGGCTTACCGATAGCAACGACGAGGGACTTCAACGAAGACTTGATATAGGCGATAGGGTCAGAAAAGAAGTTTCCTGCTTCTGCCCTGAAGTCAACATCAATAGAAATCTCAGGGATGTTTGCTTTAAGAGAGCCAACGAAGCTTCTGAAATAGCCGGAAGAAGTCTCAAAGACAGACTTGAAAGTAGTTACAACTTTGTTACCAAAGTCGGAGACAACAGCGATCGTCTTACCAAGGAATTCTTTAGCGAGACCAAAGGTCTGTTCCATAGTGTCTGTCCACCAAGAGTTTCCAATAACCTCATCATACAGCCAAAAGAACTTACGCTCGATCTCTGTAAGAGCGCCGAGGATGTAATCCTTAGCAGCGCCAAGGTTACTACGAGCAACAGAGCTAGCAGAGGTGAAAAGTTTGTTGAACTGTGCTGTGATCTTAGAAGACAACCGCTCGAAGTCGTTACCGATAGCCTCAATTACCCGCGTAAAGACTTGGTTGAACTTATAGACTTCAACAATGATAATACGGAAGATGCGCAGAGCTTTCAGGTTCTTAGCAACATCGTTAATGAGTTCACTTGTAAGCTCAAGAACAAAGTTCAGGTCTTCAAAAGAGGTTGGGCGGAAACGAACTAGGCGTTGCTCTAGGATGCCCATGTCAATAAGCACACCAGTTACACCATTCCTTACTGGAATAAACATGTTTGTCAGGACGTTACCGAGGTTAAAAGAACGGCGCTCATAGAGAGAGATTGACTCCCCCAAGGCATCAAGAACAGCACGAGCTTCTTCAGCTGAACCAGCACGGAACAAACGGGTAATGTTACCCTGAGCCGCTGTAAAGGTTAGGTTGTCAAAGAAGGCACCAAAGGTCAAACCAAGGATACGTACTTGACGTTCTGCCTCAAGCAAAGGTGTAAGTAGGCCCGACTTCACTCGGTCCAAAAGTGTCCGGCGAGGTAGGATAGCTGTGTAGATAGCATTACCAATACGCTCAGCGAGAGAAGTAATAACTGCAACAACTCCGCCAAGGATAAGACGAACACCATCAAAGGCTTGACCAACGCGTACAATACTAGAGTACAGCTTAAGCTCAATTTCACTACCTTGAGTAATGATAACGTCTGTTAGACCTTCGTAAGCCTCGGTAAAGGTTTGAGTGAAGCCAAGAACACGGTTAATGTTGGCTGCAAGACGACCGAAGTTGTCTCTCAGAACAGTAAAGGCTTGGCTGGAAGTAGAGTTGAGATCTTCAAACTCTTTAGAGAGTTTCCCTGATTGGTTGAGAAGGGCGTTGAAGACAACCTCAGTAGTTAGCTTTCCTTCTTCAGCAAGACCACGAAGTTCACCCTGAGCGACACCGAGTTCATCGGCGATAGCTGAGGCGATACGCGGGGCCTGTTCTAGGACGGAATTAAGTTCTTGTCCACGAAGGGTGCCAGAGGCAAGACCTTGGCCAAGCTGGAAGATAGCAGCACTGGCAGACTCGGCGTTGCCACCAGAGATAGCAAGAGCCTTACCTACGGAGAGGGTTGCTTTTTCAATATCAGCAACGGAGGCACCTGAGCTTTTTAAAGCCAAACCGAAACGGTTGAAGGTTTCACCAGCAAGCTGAACAGAAGTTCTGGACTGCCTTGCAATGCTGTAAAGGTTGTTGAGGCTCTTTCCTAGCTGATCTGTACGACCAGTTACGAGAGCAATTCTGTTTTCTAATTCTGTAAGACTATCAGCAGTCTTATTGATTGACCGTACGGCAACAGTCGTTCCGAAAGCCGTAGCGATACCTGTGGCAAGGCGTGTCAAGCTACGAGAAACGTTCTTTGTAGTCTTATCAATATTTGCTACGGAAGTCTCTAGTCGTCTTAAATCCTGACGTGCTGCCGAGGTGTCAGCATTTACTCTAATGGTTACTGCCATTTATTCCTCCATAAGTTAAAAAGCCCTTAACAGATACTCCTATAAAGGAGACCATCAAGGGCCTTGTATGTGTCAGGTAAAGTTTGGTGTAATGATGCCGATAGTCGAGAGTACTTGCTCAATGAAGTACTTTGGTGCTTGTTTACTGCTACCTGCGTTGAGGTAGTCAATATACTCTGCATCGTTAATGATCTCTCCGGCACCTGCGCCACGAAAGAATTTAAAGTTGAATTTGTTGTTACGCCAACGTGAACGAGCATTACCTGTGTCTACTGGCGTAACTTGCCTTAGTGTTTCTGTTGCAAAGTCAATTCTTGTGTGAATTTGCATGTAGCCTTGATTAATAACTTCTTGCTCAACTCTTTTGAGTTCTTCAGCAAAGTTGATCACTTCAAGGCTAACTAGATTTCTTGCCATTTTTCTTTCCTCCAATGAGGTTTACACCTTTGTCTCCACCCTTAGCCGACATCATCATGTTCAACATAACACCTTTCGGTACTGCTCTGTCATCCATCTTGGTATCGTCTTCGACATTTTTCATTAGTCTTAGGGAAGCAAACAGTTCGTGGCCTTTGGCTTTTACACCAGCAGCATTCATTAGGAGGGCTGTTCTATGGTCTTCTCGCCAGCCTACTGGCCTACGTCTGAAGAAGGTAATCCACTTGAGGTACTCTTCATAAGGCATTTCATCCTGAAGTTGATAAACAGGAATGCCTAAGTGATAAGCGAGTTCGTACAAGCTTTCTTCTTCAGCGGTTAGTTTCCCGCTGCAGCATCCTGCAAACCAGAGTAACCAAGGATCTTATCGACTAGCTCGGTGAGTTCTGCAATGGGGAAACCATCAAAATCATCATCGCTAATTTCATCTGCACCAGCTACCGCAATTCGGATAACGTCACGGAGCAGACCAATTTGGGCATTGTCGCCCTTAGCGGATTGTGACTTCTTAACGATAGCCTGTACTTCCTGTACTTCCTTTACGGAGAGACGGTGTACTTCGACCTTATCGCCCATGAAATCGACTTTCTTTGAAATCTTCTTACCTACGAGGTGTTTCATTTTATATTCCTTACTTATTTAATACGGTCTTTGTCTGAAAACAAAGAGGGGTTTGCTACTTGGAAGTCGTCAAGGATCTTCCGAACTTGGTGGAGTACTGAGAGAGTCTCCATGATCTCACGACCCGCTACGGAGTCATTATCGAAATCTTGGAAGCGTTCAAAGGTCTTCCTAATACTGATGTCTACACTACGCCGCATGTGGCGGAACGTGGTGCGCATCACAAAACTTTTGCTAAACTGTTTGAGCATTACTGCCTCCGATAGGTAGGGAAGCCCCGTTAAGGACTCCCCCACTAGTTAGGTTAAGCTGCAGCAACAGTCGCCGGACCAACAAAGTCGGACTGAGCGGACAGGGTTACTGTAGCGGTGTTTGCGTCTGTCAACTGTGGATTGACCAAGACTGCTTCGACTTTACCGAGGAAGTAGAACTCAGTGTTGTCAGCAGCAATTGTCGCGCCCAAGGAAGTAGCCAGATCAACGGACTCAGCGGTCATAAGGACGCGGAACGCCATAGGTGTACCAATAAGATCGTGGATCGCAACCATGTCGCTAGGAACGTAGTTGACTGTGACTTCCAGAGAAGGAGCATCAGCCTGACCTTGAACCTGCGAGGAGGTCGATTGGCCGTAAACAGGAACGTTTACAATGTTAGCTGGTGTACCGACCGAAGGGAATTCCCGGACAGAAGGCATACGAGTAATTTCAGCCGAGTTAGCTGCTTGGAAGAGGGCTGCAAATTCAGCCGAGGTGTCTGTGGATGCTGGGATTGTGCCAGCAAACATGTCGAGGTATGTGTAGAT